GCCGCCGAGAGGTTGAAGGGGCCACTGAGCGGAAGACACTCGAATTTGGACCCATCGGCGATCAGGATGTCTCCGGCCGTGTAGTCCACGGTGCCCACGTCGGTGAGATCGTCTGCGGTGGTGACGGAGACCGCGAACCGGGACTGGAACCAGATCCGCACAGTGCCAGTGGTCGTGCCTGCCGTTTCCAGATTCCAGCCAGCGAACGTATTGGCCGTGGCCGTCGTGTCTAAGGCTCCACTCGCCGATCCGCCGTACTGAGTCCCGTCTGCGTCCCAGTAGACTGCGGTTCCGATGGCGGGGAGGTTGTCGTTCGACTTCGGGGCATCGAAGACGCCGTTGACCCAGATAGACCCGAGGGGGTCGAGGCTGTAGTCGATGTCTTCGACGATCACCCCGAGCATGGTCCCTTGCAGGACCACTTCGCCGGCTTTGTAATCCTGCGCGGCGGTGAAGGGGATTCGGAAACCCCCGCTAACCCATTTCCAAGGCGCTTGTGCCATGTTCTAAACTCCTTTAGTTTGAGTGCTGTTTGTTACGTCTGCCCACTTTGCCCTTTACTAAACTGTTGCCTTGACGCTTGCGCGGTATTCAGTCATGGCGACGCCGAAGTCGTGATAACCGCGGAACTGAATGCCCAACTCATCAAAGTCGGCGTCAGCGCTTTCGATTGTGGGGGCCTCCACTCCGTCCAAGAAGAACATCGTGGCGGAGGCAAGAACCGCCGGATCGCACAGCAGCCACCACGTCGTTGCGCTGTACCCCGTGCCGTAAGCGGCTTGTTCTAACTCAGGGACCACCACGGGAAGGTACTTGCCTTGGTAGATGTTCACGTTGAGCGTCTTCGTCGAACCGGTGGTGTCGCGCAATTCCGCGGACTTGTACCACTTCTCCGAAGTCGGTCGTAGCGTGGAAGGCACAAGCACGCGATCCGGCTGGAGCCCCATCAGCCCGCCGTCGGGCATCGGCATGTCGTCGAAGAGCTTGACGGCCGCGGCGATTCCGGGTTCCGCAAAAGTGGAACTGCCCGAGAGGTTCTTGTGCGTCGCGGACCAGAAGGTCCCGGCGTTGCTGGCCGCGATCCATGCCTTCCAGAAGACGGTGTTCATCTTCATTGCCGCGCCCATGCCGAGCCGCCGCCGGATGTCGTCGAGGGCACCCAGATCGTCGTTGATGATCTGGGTCCGCGAGAGCGCCAAGAGTTTCGCGTAGGTCTTGATGCTCGCCGTGTAGGACTCCTCCCCGAGCGTCCCCGAGGGAATCTTGCCGCTCGCCGGCACCTGCTCGTATTCCAGGCTGGCCGTCAGACGATAGAAGGTGGACTCCTTGAAGTCGTTGACGCGGCCGGTGTTCGCAACCTGCCGCCATTGCTTCGGTGCCATGTCGAAGCCGGCCAAAAGGAACTTGTTCGCCGTGTTGCTGAGAATGCCCGCGATGTCGATCGTCGAGGCACCGGCCCGCAGAAAAGCGTGTTCCATGACTTCGCGGACGTTGCCCTGCCGCACGTCGTGGGGGCCGTCGTACCCATTGGCGAATGCCGCCCGGAGAAGCAACTGATGGAGGCCGAAGCCGCGAAGGCTCTTATGGTCTGATGCTTCCAGAACTTCCGGCTTGAACGTCTTGTCCATCCCGGGCATACCGGCATACCGGCAGAATGCCGCCTCCAAGACCTGTGGACCGGCATCGCGCGTGCTCGCGTGAATCGAGGGCCCGGTCGGACGTTCTGCCCGAAGAATTTCCAACTCGATCTTGTTGGTGTCCCACCGCTCCTTGAACGCCTTGGCCTGGAGATCGGGAAATTGACCGGCAAAACGCTTCTGAACGCCGGCAATCCATTCCGTCTCCTGCGCGGCAGCCGCCCGAAGGGACTCAGCCATCGCATCGGCTTGCGCCTTGAGGGCATCCGGTTCTGCCGCCTTGGCCTTGAGGGCAGCCTCATCGGCCGCTGCCTTGGCCGCCAGTTCAACATCGTAGGCAGCCTTCATCGTCTCCGCCTGTTTTTCGGTCAGATCGGCCGCTGCAAAACCGCGGGCCTGAAGCCATTGATCGTATTCCATATTCGGAATCTCCTTGAAAAGGTCAGCGGCCTTTGCCGCGATTGATACCTGGGTTCCGGCATCCGCGCCCACGGCGAGGATGCTCACTTCGACGAGCCGACCGCGGCGGATTAGGGTGAATCCCCCGGGCGGCGCCTTGAAAGTCTGTCCGTTGGCCGTGACCGTCTCACCGGCCTTGATCGGGTCTGCGTGAGTGACTCGCATTCCGATGCTTGCACCGAACGGCGTCCCCGCCTTAGAAAGCTGGATGATCCGATCCGCGGCTTTGTCGCCAGGAACCAGGGCCCCGTCAACGAGGAGTTTGCCACCCGCTTTCGTCGGGACTCCGCTGCCGACGATCCCTCCAAGCTGATCGTCGTGGTCGGAAAGGAGGGCCAACCGCTCGGGAATCTCCAGTCCGGCGAGATCGACCACCACGGGCCCCCACGGCGCGACGGTCATCAAACCGCCGCCGTAGGCCATGACGGAGACCTTGGGACCGCCGGTTTCGCCGGCCGCTTGCAGGTCCAGGCCCACTTCTCCGGCAAATCGGATGTAGTTATCAGGCCGCGGCATTTTGCACTTCCCCTTGGGGCATGGCGTCTTGCGGTTTCGGCGGGGGCGCTGTGGACTTTTCCGAGAGCGATTGCACGAGCAACGCCTGATAATCCTTGAGCGTCATCCCCAAGACTTCCGCCTGCTTGGTCCACTCCGTCACGCAATCGAGGCCGCGGCGGGCGTATTCCAACGGATAAGTGGTTGTGCCGTCCTTGAGGTTGTTCTGAATCGCAACCGACTCATCGACCACGTTGCTGTAGGGGCGGCCCGTCCAATACCACTGGTGAGCCGGGGCAGGAGAGGCAGGCACGCTCCACTTGTATTCCAAGACCGCCTCGCGGAACCAGGCAGTGAAGAGTGGCCGCAAAACCCAGCGGGCCGTGCGATTCTGCGAGACGGAAATCGAGAGGAAGTAGGGAAGGTGGTCGAGTTGTCCGGAGGCGAAGTTGTAGGAACTGGAATCGCACGTTGCGATGTTCCGCGGCATGTTCACGCATCGCGCAGCCTCGCCGATGATCTCTTTGCGGAAATCCTGAAAGATCGTGTTCGGATGTTCGGCCGCGATCTGCTTGGCCTTGTACCCGAACGGAGCTTGCACGGCGGAACCGTAAGGAATCTCAACCGCCCCCGGCGTAACCTCATCTGGCTCCATTCCAGGGGGTAAGTCCGTCTCGAAGAGGAGTGCAATATCAGCCGCCGTCTCTGCCGCCTTGAGCGTAGCCGCGGTGAATCGCCGGAGGCCCGGGAAGAGATTCAGAGCCGGGGCAATCTCCGGCACGCCGCGATGCTGGCCGGGTCGCTTGGCGTGAAAGAGATGGATGACGTACTGGGCCGCGATGGTGTCGAATTCCGTCGGGAACCCGATCCCGCCAAGTCCGCCCGGGTGATACCGCAGCACGTCGTAGCTGATCGGGTTGCCGATCCCGTCCGTTGTGATCCCGTCGATATACCGCTCGCCAAGCGACGGGAAATAGCGGGATGTGAACTGGTCGCACTCGACCAAACGCAAGTCAAGCTGAACGACGTGATCCACCCGCGGATTCGTTATCAAGATGGCGAATGCCTCGCCATCAGTCACGCGGGACATGACCATCGTGGCGAGCTTGCCCGGCAGGTCCACTGCCGCCGACCAATCCGCCCAGCGGCTTTCAACCATCGCGTTGAAGGCCGCGTTTTGGGTGAGCATTTGGAGCGTCGGCCCGGTAGCAATCTCATGGTTTGCCAACGTCTGAACGATGCCATCGAGATAGGAATTGTTCGCGACTTCGTACCGGGCACGCTCGCGGAGCTTCTTGCGCACGCCGAGTGAGTTAGCGAGGTCTGCACTGAGGGCGTCCGACGCCGCCCAGTAGGCTGAGTTGGCGTTGCTCGTTTGGGCCGCGTCGTAACGGGCCTGGAGACGCGGGGAACGGCCGGAGACGACTTCGGCAAGTGACTTCGAAGCGTGGCCGTTTCGCTTCTCAGCGACCAGCGGCCGGCCAA